ACCCAATATGAGGCCAAGACCAAAATTTCAAACCCCTATTTACCCTGTCAAGAGGCTATGGGTATAATGTGACATTATGTCGCAGGTGCGGGGCGGGTATCATTTTCTCATGCTCTGGCCGAACCGCTGATTAACTTTCAGTTATCATACAACCCCCAAACCCCTATAGGTCATCCTATAGTGTTGTATATATACCACAGTAAAAAATAAATCCTATAAGGTGCGACAATATGCCACACTTGACAAACAACAAAATCGTCCTACATTACGATTAACCCTATTCGTAATGAAAAATACCATTAGGAAAAACCTTGATAGATTGTTTTATATCTCTGTATATGATTACTTCATCAGATTGGTGATCCTAATGAAGTAGATCATTACGAATCAGTAAGGGTATAGACTGTCAAGATGTAAAAATATCACACCCCTTGACAAATCGAAATCTCTCCCTATATGACATCGCTATAAGGGTTAGGTCATACTTCCTCAATCATGTATCTGTAGTCTAGAAGCAGACTCTTAACCCTTTCCCCCTTTCATCACCTAACAATTTTCAATATCTCTTTGTTGTAGGATGACAACATGGGTAAGCCTTTCCCAAAAGCATTGAAGCACAAGCTGCATATCGCCACCGAGATTCGGAGGAAGATTGCGGCTGGCGTTTCGATGAAGGTCATCTTGGATGACATCCAGAGATTCGAGGGTGCCCCGACCTCGATGAATGGGATGTATAAGACTTATCGAAATGATATTGCTGAGGCTCGATCTGCCATCCATGAGCAGGTAGGGGCTGTTGTAGTTCAGAAAGCTATTGAGGGAGACCTTAAGGCTGCTGAACTCTTTCTTCGTAGTAAGGCTGGTTGGAACCCCACCATCAAGGTGGAGGAAGTGGACCCCGAGGATGCCAATGAGGATACCGGGGCTATTGATGAACTTCTCTCCCTGCTGAATATGAAGAACCCTGAGAAGGAAGAAGATGCCGGGTAAGAATGGTCTACCCATTCATGCTGATGACCTCAGGGCAATGGGGCATGATGTCGTCGGTATTCTGATGAAGATGGAACCCAAGAAGGCCGAGGAACTTCGGTATACTTGGAGGTTCTGGGCCAGACCGGAACAGATTGCACCTAAAGGTGATTGGAGTATCTGGCTCATCAATGCTGGTCGTGGATTTGGAAAGACTAGGGCTGGCGTTGAGTGGGTGAGAGACCAGATCGCCCAAGGTGGTCAAAAAAGAATTGCTGCCATTGCCGCTACCAACTCGGACATTGAACGAGTTATGGTCAAGGGGGAAAGTGGTTTCCTTGCTTGTTGCAGTCCTAATGACAAGACGGTTAATGGCGTTAAGTTGGGGATGCCTGAATGGTCTCCCACTAAAAGAACATTGACTTGGGACAATGGCTCTCAAGTGCAGTTCTTCAGTGCTGAAGAGCCTGAACGTCTTCGTGGTCCTCAGTTCCACCATGCTTGGTGTGACGAGTTGTGTGCTTGGAACAAGGACCGGGATACTTGGGATATGTTGCAGTTCTGTCTGCGACTTGGTGCTCACCCGAAGGTGTGTATCACCACCACTCCCAAGCCCACCAAACTCCTCAGAGAGATCACCAAGAACCCTAGAACGATTGTTACTAGCGGTTCTACTTTTGACAACTCCTCCAATCTGGCCCCTACATATCTTGAAGCTGTAAAGGCTCAGTATGAAGGGACGAGACTTGGTAGGCAGGAATTGTATGCTGAAGTGTTGGATGAAGCCTCAAGTGCTCTATGGACTAGGGCAATGTTGGCTGGTTGTGAGATAGACAAAGAGGATGTCCCTGATCTGGTGAGGGTTGTTGTATCCCTCGATCCTGCTGTCTCTTCCAATGCTGAATCAGATATGACTGGTATGATTGTAGCAGGCATGGACCTTAATGGCGTCTGCTACATCCTTGCAGACCACACTGACCGATACACCCCTGAGCAATGGGCTACAAAGGCTGTAGAACTCTATAACGAGTATGAAGCCGATTGTATCGTTGCTGAGAGGAACCAAGGTGGTGAGATGGTCAGACACACCCTGATGACGGTTGATGAGACTGTTCCGATCAGGATGGTTCATGCTTCTAGAGGTAAGTTTGCTAGGGCAGAGCCTGTATCTTCGTTGTATGAAAGAGGCAAGGTCCGCCATGTAAAAGGTTTGGACGCCCTCGAAGATCAGATGGTCCAGTGGGAGCCGCTTGGCTCTATAGGTTCTCCTGACAGACTTGACGCTCTTGTATGGGCAATCACCAATCTCGCGTTGAAGAGTGTTGCAAAACCTGCACTGAGTATTGGCTATCAAGATGCTAAGGGTCTATTGTCTCGGATAGGATAAGCCATGAAGAAACTCAGTGAAACCGCTGCCAAGATCGAACTTGGTGTAAGTGGTAAAAACACCTATACCGGCGATATTCGCGCAGACGAGTTCTTGACTGAACTTCGTGGCCGTAAGGCTATTCAGAAGTATCGCGAGATGAGGGACAACAACGCCACCATCGGCGCTGTGATGTATGCCACTGAGCAAGTTCTTCGTGATGTGAAGATCAAGGTCATCCCTGCCAATGAGAGTGAAGAGGCAAAGAGGGAAGTCGAGTTCGTCAAGTCGGTCCTGTCTGACATGGATCATTCCCTTGAAGACCATATTTCCGAGGCTCTGTCTTACCTCACCTACGGATTCTCTTGGTTTGAGGTTGTCTACAAGAGGCGAGAAGGCCATGCCCGTTCTGGGAAGAAAAACAGCAAATACGATGATGGACGCATCGGTGTAAGGAAGATTGCCATCCGGGCACCTTGGACCGTGGAAAGTTTTGTTGTAGACCCCAAGAGTGGTGAAATCCTCGGGATGAAGCAGGAGATGGGTTGGAATAGAAACCCTGCCATGATCCCCATTGAGAAGAGCCTCTACTACAGGACCACCAGCTTCAACAATGATCCTTCTGGTCGTTCCATCCTTCGTAATGCTTTTACCGCCTATACCTATCTGAACAAGGTTCAAGCCTATGAAGCCATCGCCATCGAGCGTGAACTTCATGGTGTTCCTATCGGTAGGATGCCTGCTGAATACTTGTCTGCGGATGCTACTCCCGATCAGGTCTCACTCAAGTCACAGTTTGAAGCAGTTCTGAGGGATTTGAAGAACAATGAGCAAGGGTATGCCCTTCTTCCCTCTGACCCATACGTTGATGTTGACGGAAAGCCAACAAATCAGCGTCTTATGGACATTGAACTCATATCTGCCAATGGCAGTCGGTCTATTGACATTGATCCGGTTGTAAAGCGTTATCAACACGACATCGCCCGATCTGTCATGGCTGAGTTCCTGATGCTTGGTGGTGGCAACACTGGTTCCTACGCTCTCTCCAAATCGAAGACTGATCTTTTCCTTCGTAGTATGGAAAGCTACATCAACACCATCGTCAATGTGCTCAACACTCAACTCATCGAGCGCCTGTGGCAGTTGAATGGCCTTCCCTTCGAGACGATGCCCAAACTGGTTGCTGGCGATGTTGCACCTCACGATCTGAGAGAAATCGCTGCCTTCCTGCGTAACTTGAACAACGCTGACATCACTGTATCGCAACATCCCGAAGTTGTCGAAGAACTTATGGCTATTGCTGAAATCCCGTTTGACCGGGAAGCCTACGAGGAGCGGATGGTAAATGATACACCTGTGGCGGAAAATCCTGCACTACCCAATCCTCCTCGCAACTCGTAAGATCGCGTTCGACAAGGAACAGACTGGTACTCTGTTGGAGGGCGAGATTGCTTGGTCGGCAGAAGATGGCACCATCGACCTTGGCCTGAATGGTGGAGACACCAAACTCAAGATCGGTCTGGAAGAGTTCTACTACGTCAGGAACGGCACTGCTTCTCAGATCAACAAAGGGACTGTGGTTCGTTTTGATGGCGCTCTAGGGGCTTCTGGAAGGATCAAGGCTGCTCCTTTCTTGGCTGATGGAACCTATGACAGCCACTACGTCATGGGGGTTGCAGCCGAGAATATCCCCGCTGATACGGATGGGTATGTCACTGCATTTGGTAAGGTGCGTGGAGTAAACACCTCTGGATATACCGCTGGTGATGTCCTCTATGCCAGCCCTACTTCTGTTGGTCAACTTACTGCCATTCGACCTGCTCCTCCCAACAATATTGTTGTTGTAGCTGCTGCGGTAGACAGCAAGAACAATGGAAACCTTTTCGTCAGGCCATCTTTTGAAGACATCTTCAGGACTGCCCCTGCTGCTGCTAACTCCCCCGGCACAAAAGGTCGGATTGCCTTTGACGACAACTACATTTACATCTGCACCGCCACGAATACTTGGAAGCGTGTCGGTATCTCCACTTGGCCCTGATTTGAGGTGCTATCATGCCTGCTAACTATATCAATCTCTCTGCGGGTAATGTAGCCCGAGACTTCTCTCTCGTTACCCCGAGCAATACTGTCGATCTCACCGGAACCTGTATTGGTCTTTATGTTACGGGAGCAGGGGACATTGTTTACCTCAATGCTGATGGCGTTGAGCGCACTGTAACGGTTCCCAATAACTTCAAACTGGATTGCATCGTAAAACGGGTGAAAGCAACTGGCACCACGGCTACGGGCATCTATGCCTACTTCATCTAAAAGGAACCTTTGCAATGGCTGTTACCATTTCCCTCTACAACCATACTGCGAAACTCTTCGCTGAAGGCTCGAACGCTGTTGGAGACACCTACAAGGTGAAACTGTATTCCTCGGCTACGTTTGATGCTACGAACACTCAGCTTTCTGGTGTTACTGGCACGGAAGCCACGACTGGCACAGGTTATACTGCTGGTGGTGCTACTCTTGCCAACGTAGCGGTCACGACTGTTACCACCAATGATGCCAAGTTCGACGCTGACGATGTGACTTGGACGGCCTCTGGTGGCTCGATCACGGCTTCCTATGGCATCATTTACAATGATACTGATGCAAACGATCCTCCGCTTGCCTTCATTGATTTCGATGGTTCGCAATCTGCTGGTGATGGGACTGACTTCAAGATTGTCTGGAACGCGAACGGCATCTTCACTTTCACCGTCGCCTGATAGGTGAACCATGAAGATCGACTTCGAGTTTGACACGCCGCATGGCGTGTTCCATGATGCTTTGCACCTGCCTGACAATCATGGCCTCAGTGATGCTGAGATCGAGGCCATGAAGGTGCAGCGTCGAGACAACTGGATCGCCGTGGTGACAGCGCCTCCTGTGGAAGAGCCAGAGCCTGAGTTTATCGAGATTGACGGTGTGAGATATGTGAGGGCCTGAAAGTGGCAGATCGCTATTGGGTAGGTGGATCGGGGAGTTGGAACTCTACGACTAAGTGGAGTGCAACGTCAGGGGGTGCCTCTGGCGCTTCTGTTCCTACGGCCTCTGACAACGCGATCTTCGATGCCAACTCGGCTGCCGCCCATTACACGGTAACGGTCACGGACAACGCAACCTGCGCCAACCTGACGTTTACTCCTGAGCCTGTTGATGGGGTCACAATTTTTGATGTCGGCACGAACTTCGTTATCGCTGGCACGTTTTCGACCTCTGGCACTCAGGGCAACCGCCGTGCGTGGTTCCGTTCATCGACCTACGGCCTGATGCGGGACATGCAGATCGCCACTATCGGCACTGTTACCGATGTGGATTTCCGCGACATCCGCGTGACTGGCACTGGCGGGACGCTTACGGGCACCCGCATCGGCGATCTGCGCGGGAACGTCGGCATCACCTTCAGCACTCCGAAGACGGTCTACCGTATCGGCACAGGCAACTGGTCTGACAACCAGTGGTCGGATTCTTCTGGTGGCTCTGTCAGCACGGATTACTTCCCGCTGGCTCAGGATACCGCTGCCATCAATCAAAGCACTACCGCTGGCACTCACACGATGAACTCCGCCATCCCTTACACTGGGACGGTGGACATGTCTGCTCGGACAAGTGCGTTGACCTTGAACATTAGCGGTACGCAAACGATTTATGGTGACTGGAAGTCAGGTTCTGGCATCACGATCAGTGGGTCGTCAACGCTCACCTTTTCTGGGCGTAATACGCAGATCATCACCAGTGCAGGTAAGACGTTTTCTGGCGCAATAACCGTTGACTCCTATGGTGGCACTGTCGAACTTGCTGATGCTCTGAGTAACGGTGGCAATGGTTTTACAGTCACCAACGGCACCTTTGATACCAAGGGATACACTGTTACTGTTGGAGAGATAACATCCAGCAATAGCAACGTCCGCGAGATCAAACTTGGTTCTAGCACGGTAACTTTGAGTTCTACCGGCCCGGTTAATTTTACAACATCCCCCAACCTGACATTTGACGCTGGAACTTCGTCCATCACTTGTTCAGCCAACCCCATAACATTTAATGGCGGTGGAGTAACTTTTTACAACTTATCCTTAACGAATACTAACGCCGGAGTTCATAGTATAAGCGGCTCCAATACCTTCAATGACCTGTCGATCACTGCTCCGTCCTCCGCTGGCCTGCGTGGAGTGTCCTTTGTTGCCAGCCAAACCATCACTGGGACACTGACCGCCGCTGGCGCTACGGCTGTTCGCAGGATCATGCTCCGCAGCAACACTATTGGCACCACCCGCACCCTGACTGTCGGCACCCTGTCCGCTACCGACTGCGATTTCCGCGACATAACCATTGCAGGCACCGCCGCTGGGGGGTCTCCAACCCGTGCTGGCAACTGTGGCGGAAACTCTGGTGTGAACTTCCCCGCGCCCAAGACAGTGTATTGGAACCTTTCAGGGACGCAGAATTGGTCTGCTACTGGATGGGCACCCGGTTCTGGCGGAACGCCTGCGGTGAATGAGTTCCCGCTGGCTCAAGACACGGCTGTGTTTGATGATACCGGGGCTGCTGGCACCGTTACGGTGCAATCGTTCAATATCGGCACCGTAAACATGTCTGCCCGGACGACAGCCATGACGCTGACGACCAGCACTAACTCACCTATCGTTTACGGCAACTGGCTCTTCGGCACAGGCGTCACATCAAGTAGCACGTCTGGCAGCATCACGTTCTCAGGCCGCAGCACACCAACCATCACCAGCAACGGTGTAACATTTGGCTGCCCTGTCACCATCGACTGCGCCACAAGTATCGTGCAGCTTGCTGATGCGTTGCAACTTGATTCTGCTCGAAACTTGACGCTGCTCTCTGGGACGTTTGATGCGGTTAGCTACAATGTGACTGTGGGACGGTTCGTCAATAGCGTTTCCAACACTATCCTGAAGATGGGGTCTGGAACTTGGACGCTCTCTGGAACAGGAAACGTCTGGGGCCTAAGCGCAATACTTTACAAGGGCACAGCGAATATCGTGCTCTCAGACACAAGCACAAGTGCTCGGACATTTGACGGTGGTGGTGCGTCCTACAACAAGCTGACAATCGGTGGCTCGACAGGAACTTCAACCACTACCATCACCGGCGGCAACCAGTTCACCGAACTCGCCTCCACGAAGACCGTTGCCCACACAATTGCTCTCGGTTCAAGCAACCAGACCTTCGGTAAATGGAGCGTCACAGGCACATCTGGTAACGTCGTCACGCTAACAGGCACGGGCACAAGCCACATCCTTGCGGGCGCTTGCACTGACGGTATCGACTACCTCGCTATGGGTAGCATCGGCTTCGCAGCAACGTCTCCGGGTGAGTTCTACGCGGGGGCCAACAGCACGGGCACCGCTGGCGCTCCTGTCTATCGAACCGCCAAGCCCGCTGACAGCACACGTTACTGGGTAGGAGGCACTGGCAACTGGTCTGACACAAACCGCTGGTCTACTGGGTCAGGCGGCTCTGGCGGGGCCTCCGTGCCGCGCAGCCATGATGACGTAGTGTTCGACAGCCTGTCCAATGCTAC